GTTTAATGTGAGATCTCAATTGTCGTCAAACTTGCCAACCCGCTGACCGATTTTATTCGGCGGCGCTGTTGGCTCGTAGGAGCAATTAAATCTTTGATACATCCTTCGTTCTTATATACACTAGATGTGTAAGGAATGCTGGAAAGTGGTTAAACTTATTTGATTGTGTGTAACGACACCGTCTTTACGAACGACGAAGTTCTTCCTGCGACTTATAGAGCTCATCACGATGAGAACTAGGCGCAAGGGAGATCTAGAAATGGGCTACTCATGCGAGTGCAAAGACGACATGTTGTACGTCTCCCACCGCAGAGGATTGCCAGTTGATGGTTCCGGTACCAATTCCGGTCGTACTCTTTCTCACTAACTTAAATGTTGTGGGAGAAGCGAACGGACCAACTACTACTGTATACTGGGCGGCGGGGCCACCAGTTGTGTTCGAGAACCCGGGGAAAGCAAAAGAGCTTTCGACCCCGTCCAAATGAACAGCAAAAGTAGTGGATGGAGCACCATCAGGGTAGAGGTAAATTTGCCAAGTCACCTGGTAGGTACCAGGAGGCAGAGTGAAGGTTCCTGCACCATCCGAGATAATACCCAAAGGGTTTGTCACGATAGTGTTATAAGGAAATACACCGGCAAAGGCGACTGTTTGAGTCGCTCCTCGGAAAGAAAAAAGAGAAGTGTTGGATGCGGGCGTCGAAGACGTCGCCCCGCCCGACTGTTTGTCGGACAATTCAACATTGTACTCGACCTCTAGATAACCGTGTGCGGAATCATCCGTACACCCTTCTGCGGAGACGTGAAGTCGTCCGTAGTCGTATGTCTTAAGGTCGACTCCTGGAATAGTCGAACCGCGGGTGAACAACTTTTTGGCTACACGACATGGTACCTTCAATTCGAAGATACGCCATGGTGCGCCATCAATCCACACAGTAGATTGAGATTGTTCAATAGCAGTTGCTGGAGGAGCATCTAAAGTGTCATAATCAAACGACATTAAGATATTCCCAGGACTTCCAGTCCCTTTTAAGTTCTTGTATCGATAAGTAATTGAATGCATCGTGTAGGATTCGTAAAGAACCGCATGACCACTCAACCAGGGGAAGCTTGATGCTAGGCCTGGATTACAAGGTATACTAAGAACGTTCGCGAAGATTTCGGAACCGTTTACAGTAGCTATCCTTTCGCACTCTCGATAACGAGTCGAATTGCTCCCAGTTTGTCTGGATGAGCGATTCTGTGCTACAGGGGCAGAGACCATTCTCGCAGCTAAGTTCCCGTTATACGGGCCAGCGCGCGCTTTGAAACGCAACTGATTTTGATTGGTTTTGGCACGTCTTTGAGTAGACATGTTGAACGAATATGGGATCCACCTGTTCTGGGCGGACTATACATCATAGTGGGACCTGAAATTAAAAACTTCAGGGAACGCCGTGTAGTCTCTCGGCATTTTGGTTAGCACGGAAGTATTAAGCTTATGACCAACGGAGCAACGCAAAAGTGTTCGCTCAACATTGGGAAATGGCACCGTTTTGGGTAATTATCCACTACAACCCCATGCTTGATATTTCTGTAGGCGCCTCAAACA